CCGCCTCCGTATATTGATTCGTGGTCGCGGATAGCAGTCATCACACGCTTAATTGAAATGGAACCATCTGGAATGAAGTCGCAAAAATCATCAAGAAAGCTCAATCTCCCATTTCCCACCATGCGAACATGCGTGTAACCAACATGCTTATCTGTCGTAATGAATGCAGGCGTTAGCTTCTCAACTCCACCTAAATCGTTGATGATTTTCAAAGACTCCACCAGACGTTTAAGCTCAACCAAATCTACAAAATACTTCTCACGATCTGCTGGGCTGATTTCTACACTTTGACCACATTGGAACTCATAACCCTCGTTCCATTCAGTTGCGTTATCGGGTGCTGAATCTACGATTTCCTTCGCGTATTGCAGTCCTTTATCTCTAATCAATTTAGTTGCTTTCATGGCTGGCTCCTTTCTCATCTAGCTCTTTACGCGCCAACCACCACAAAACCACCGCACCGCAAAGTACTGCTGTTACACACGAAATGAGTAAGCCACAGCTTAAAATCTCGAATTTAGTCATGATCCTGCCCCACCAAAACGCAAGTCATCCCAGTCACACTCAACTACTGTCAAACCATCATGTTGAAACCGAGACCATAAACGGTCCCCTAAGTTTTCCTTCAAACCTTGCGCCTTTTCTGTAGATTCAAGCGTCATGTTTGAAATTAAAACTGTCGGCTTTTTTCCGTCATAACGTGCATATAAAACTTTATGAACGAGCTGCAATCGACTCTCGTGTTGGTCGTGCAAACCGTATTCATCCAATATCAATAAATCACAGTCCGTGAAGCGAAATATTGCATTTGCTTCATTGTCATCGGGCTTTGTCCATGCAGTGGCAATTTCATTTGCCATGTCTTCTGAGGTGACGTAACGAACATAACTCCGCTTGTCTAAAACGTTACGAGCAATAGCACATGCAAGATGGGTTTTGCCTGTTCCTGTACGCCCAACCATAATCAGATTGCGCTTCTTCCCTGAATTAAAATCTTGAACAAATTTATGGCAAGCAGCTTTAGCTTCTTTCTGCGGATCAATACTCACCACATAATTTTTAAATCCGCTTTCCTTGTGGCGCTCAGGGAGTTTTGCTCCGGCAAAATGTTTCTCGCGTACCATAAGGTTGACTTGGTGTGCGTGTTCAATTTGTGATTTCACATACGCTTCATTTGCACATGTTTGGCAAACTGGACGACCAATTAGTAAAACCATTAACTCATTGTGTTTAGGGCAAAACTGATTAGTTTGTACCAGCTCAGTTTTGAATTGTTTGCTCAATGCATTCATAGCATCTCCCCTACATCGATATCATCTGTGGCTGGTGCATACTGTTTTGCATCACCCCAAGCACTGTTTACGTCTCTTGCTGGTGCAGTTTTCATTGGTGAGTTTTGTTTTTTAGGTCTTATCGACTTTGTGAATTCCTGAATTAACCAAGTTGCAAACTTTCGAGTTCGTTGGTTTTCCGTGAGATCAATTTTGTTTTCCCAGTGAGCATTGAAGTTGCCAAGATGAAATTCATAATTTGGCATTTTTAAAACCTGCTCTGCTTGTGTACTCACTTGTGAAGTCCTAAGAACATTCAGCAATAGTTCACGATTTGGTTTCCAAGACTCCTCGGCCGCTGAAAAATTTTCAACCGCGTTTTGTGTGTGAGTATTTTCTTGTTCCTGCTCCTGCTCCTGTTCCTGTTCCTGGCTTCGAAGGGGCTTTGAAGGGGCTTGTAAGGGGCTATCTATTTTGGCGTTTTCGCCACGCTTTTGAGTCATACAAAATGCTTGTGCATATTTATCGAAAAAGCTTGATAAATAAGGGCTTGACGGCAATGAATCATACTCTTTTTGCACGTTCTTACAGCGGTTATCGGCTGGCTTTAATGACTCAGCTACTTGAAAACGTGCCATCTCGTGCACCCAGACTGTCTCCGTGGCTTCGTCATAGCTACAAAACCCCGCTTCACAGGCTCTTTGAAGCCCCTTAGAAGCCCCTTCAAAGCCCAATCCAGTTTCATGAGCAACATATAAAAGGGGCATGTAATACAAGCCAAGCATGTTCGCGTGAGGGCTTGTCATTAAATACATAGCGACAATTAAGCCTTCATGTGTTTGACGAAGCTTTTTGCCCGTAGTTCCCGTCCAGAAATGTGGTGAGACTTTCCCATAGTCACGCATGGTTATTTATCTCCTTTAAAGGGTGTTCGAAGGGGCTTTGAAGAGGCGATAATAGTCATTACTTACCCCTTCCAAGCTTCACTAATCCGCGCATTTCCAACTGACGAATAATTCTTGGAGGAATAAATTCGTTGTTGATTTTGTAGCGAATACGAGACTTTTCTTTCACCTGAATTAGTTTGTGCCCATCCTCCATGAGACGGCGAACTGCTATAGCCTGCCCCCCCATATGGGTTAATTCTTCAAGTTGATAAAATCTTTCCTGAGCCTCAATTGCGGCATTCATAACTGAAAGCGGCATAGCTGCTAATTCTTTAGCCGAATAGATCTTTACTGGTTGTTCCAGTGGAATTACCACCTCTAGCGGTGTGGTGGAAACGGAAATATCCTGTTTTCTTCTTGCTGCATATCTCACTTTTCACCATCCTTTGGCTTAACATAGCCACCAAACGAATCAACCAAACACGCTTTGGTTAAGCTGGTTACAATCTGTTGTGCTAACCACTGCGTTATGCGAAATTGACGAGCCATAGCCTCTGAAAATTCAACTTTGGTTACCGCCGCATTATTTTCGTCATAACCTTTGTTACGTAAATTTTGCTTTTTCACCTCAAATAGGTGCCCAAGCACTCGCAATGCAGGCTCGTAAAAAGATTGGATTTCACTTTGCTGACGAGAATCTTTGATTTGCTGTGTAAAGCTGTTCATGACACCTCCGCTAATGCTTGCTCAGCGCTTGTTAGTCGGCGTTTGGCATTAAGTTCGGCGACTGTTGCGGTGCGGATTTCTTTTGAAGAAACCAGAATCAAATGATTCTCTGATTTGATAGTCCACAACCTGGTCAAAGTTTTGTTTTTAACTTCAAACAAATCATTTGATTTAAAACTACGGCACTCTTCAGTAAGTACCACTACATCACCCACTAAAAACTCTTGTAAGTTGTGTTTGGACGTTTGATTTGATAAATTAGTTTGCATATTCATGGGTTCCTAAATTTGTGAATTAAGAAGCCTGATCTTGACCATCAGGCTTTTTTATTGCGTTCTCTCCGAACGGATTGTTTTCTTTGTTCATATAAATCAAAACGTTCTCTGGGTATTCCAGATACCTGTGACATAAGATTCTTGTCATCTTCACAACGCTTCATATCCAGAATGGCTAACCATCTTAAATACTGGCTGTTAGACCAGCCTCGTTCATATGCTTCCCTTGCCACATGCTCAGCTACAGGCTCAGATAAATGTGTCGGCATGCACACCGTCTTTTTTGCACTTGGCTTTTGTTTGGTCATGGTTGTTCCTAAACTGATATTTGTTCATGAGGTCAGTTATGCTATAGACGACTCTGGCTTAGCATTCTCAAGTAGCCATTCAGCCGTAAACTTTCCACCGCTATTAATTGCAAGTATCTGGGCATATTTGGTTTCGCCCGTATATTCAGTTCTTGGTAATACCCCTCGTTTTTCCATCTTGCTCATGGCCATGTATGTACGGTTTAGTAACGCTGCTGCTTTAGATCGACCACCAACAGCATCAAAAGCATATTTAATGGGATTCAAAGTTAAATCTCCCTTTTAATTGATTTCACCAAAATTAAATCATAGGTTTAATTTTAATACAATCCATGATTGCTTCTATTTTTTTAAATTTCCAATAGAATTTTAAACCAAAGGTTTATTTTATTAATGATTATGGAATCTATAGCTGAACGCATCCAAGCAGCACTTGATTATGCAAATCTAAAATGGTCAGCAGCATCTCTCAAATTGGGACTATCAGCTCAAGCTGCATCTAACTGGAAAAAGGGGAAAATTGGTAAGGAAACCCTGAAAGAGCTAGCGGCTTTAACTGGAGTAAGTGCCGGATGGTTGCTAGATGGTTCTGGATCAATGATCGAGTTGGCTGACAATCCTGAGAATGCTGATGCATATAGGCCAGTTATGGCATGGGAAGCACCGGATGACCTCGATCCTAATTCTTTTATGATTATTCCGCATGTAGACGTCAAGTTTTCCGCAGGTAATGGCCGACTGGTTGAATTTGAGCCAACAACCAGGATGACGGGATGCGCACAACGCATGGAGTGGTTTCATAAGAAAAAAGTTTCACCTAAAAATCTTGTAGAAGTGGATGTTGATGGTGACAGTATGGAACCAAGGATACCAAGCGGCAGCGTTGTAATTATCGACAAGTCTGTTAATAGACTAGAGCAAGTTCAGAACAGAAAGGTGTATGCAATCAGGTATGGTGATGAACTAAAAATCAAAAGATTATCTCGTAGATATGACGGAGCCTTGATTATTGATAGTGATAATCCTAGCTATGAAAGAGAGATCGTTGAGCCGCAAGACTTGGAGCATATTGGCATCATTGGTAAATATGTTTCTCATTCTTATGATGGTGAAATTTAGGCGAGCTAAGTAATTAATTTTTAAAGAAAAGAGGGTATTATGATCGCAACACTTAATAAATCCAAAACTGCGCTAACGATTAATCGCCAAGAGTTCAAATTAGCATTAGGTAAAATTGGCGAAGGTATTGAAAAACAAATAGCCTCACTTAAAAAAGCCAAGCAAAGTTATGACGCTACTGAAATGGCATGTGAGGTCATTAATGAAGCAAATATCTTTGAGGCTATAATCGAAGGATTTAATGAAGCTGAAGGTACTAATTTAAAACTATCAGATATAAGTAATTTGGAGCAAGCGCAAGGCTGGGTTGATGATTTTCTAGAAAAGTACAGCACTTGAAAAGGTAAATAAGAAGAAGTTGATGAGGTAAGATTCGTAATGAATAAAAAATATATGCCACCAGAACTTTACGAATACAGGCATCTAACAAGCACTGAACAAATGGCAATTCATCAGATGCTTATTTCTTATGTTCGTGAAGATCACCGCTTCAATATCATCATGATGGGGGCTGCGGAGCCTTACAACTTAGTAAAGATAATCAGTGTGAATTTTGAAAATGAAGCTGCAGGTATATGGATTCACTTCGAAACTATTGTTGGTGAAAAGCTGGCCTTGCCTATTGATTTCATTTCAAGAATTGAGTTTTCAGGGCAGCAGGAAATTTAATAAAAAAGATTAGTTTAAGGTTGGAGGAATATTAGGAAATGAAGTGGAATCCACAATATGCAAAAAATTGAAGTTAACTCCCGTAATATCAGCCATGTTCTTTATCAACACTTCTTGTTGACGGTAGTGCTTAGAACAGGTGAAAGGTTTATTTACAGACTTCTTGAAGCAACCACATTCAAAGAGTTTGTTGATTCAGAAGATAAAGATAAATTTTATAGAAGTCATATTGAGGCTAATAAAGAATTTAAGCGGATTCAGCTTTTTGTTTAATTGAAACCGTGACCCGACACAGTGCTTTAAACCATATCGGTAGAGAATATATGTATAAGATACCTAAAGTAGTTATTCCTGATTCCGCTAAAAAATATAGGCCTCCCAAAGTTAAATTAACGCTAGAAGAAATCAAGCAACTTTCAGATGACGAGTTAATGATGCTTTTAAGCGGTGAAGGCCGAAGCGGAATTATCCCAGCACCACTTCTACAAGCTATAAGCTATGAATTGACATCAAGACAGATTAAAAAATCCAGCAAACCGCATTGGACTGCTTATGTTGGGGTGCTGCTGGCCTTAATTGCTGCAGTCACTGGTGTTGTTGCAATACTAAAATGAGAGTAACGATAACAGAGCACATTGAGATAAAACTAAGCACAAAATTTACTATACGTTTGTTTTTGATTTTCATGACATATCCACCAGTAGCACCCTCTTAACAAGTAAAGCAATTGAGGTGATTAGAGGTATTAAGCTAATTAACAGACCAGCTCTCGTCAACTTTATTTCACACATAAGAACTCTCTTTAAAATGTGAACCAAATGGCAATATTCACAAGTATTGTTACCATGCTAATAAACATTTGCATATTTAGTATCTGATCTAATTTCATAAAAATACCTTTGTCAGGTTAAATCAGCGACCAACCCACCACCACGGTGGGTTTTCTTTTGTCTATTAAATCTAAAATTTAAAATAAATTCAATCTTAGGTTTAAATATCTATTGCATCAAAATTAAATCTAAGGTTTAATAATTTTCACCAGATAACAAAAAAGCACACCGCCCCTCCCCAGGTCCGATGTGCTTTGCTATATGCGAGATCAATTATGAACGTAAAAGCTCCTCCTTTCAACTCATTTGCATTTGTCAGCATGGCTGCTCTTGCAATCTCTGGTGGTTCTTTAGTTGCTTGCCAATTGCAACCAGCTTTCCAAACAAAAGACGCACCTACTCTTTTTACACCTAAAACTCAACCAAGTACTTACAGCGTGTTAACCGCAAAAATCACAGGTAAGCATTCTGGAGTTGCTGTAATTAAATTAGATAGCTTCCGTTTAAACGTTAGCTTTGATTTTGAAGCTCATCCAGACAGCTACGGCGTTCCGGGTTCTGAATTCACCACTGTTGATATTACCCAACTCACAGTAAATGAAATCACTGACATTAATGGTAAGTCATATAACGATTTCACCGAATTTGAAGACATCCGCAACATCAATAGCCTTCTAAAAGGCTTCATCGAACGTAACAAGTTGGTGGAGGCAGCCTAATGAAAGATTACAACTGCCCTACTTGCAAGAAGATGATTCCTGTTGACCGTTCAAAAATCAAAGCTGGTGATGAGGTTTCATTTTGCAGAGTAACCCAATCTTCTAAATCTGCTCGTTTTTCTTCAAAAGAAGGAATTGTCGATTGCCGTGAAGGTGATGTGGTTTTAGTTAAATATCGCAAAGAAATTATTCCTTTAAATATTAAGGACGTCTCACCTGTAGATGCTCCTAGCCCGCTTACGTATGCCTTTGTTGGTGCATGCGAATGTAAGGAGGCTGAACATGTCTAATTTCAAAAAGCACCCTGACGGCTATAAGTCTTTTTTAGGTCGTGATGATAAAGGGCTGTATTCAGTTCGCATCGGCTGGCAAGTGTACGCATCTAATGCTAATGGCTCAGTTCTTTACAAAGTTAAAGACGGATTTAAGACGCCTTTAAATGTGTTCAGGTTCCAAACTGACTATCCAAAAGTTTGGAATGAACTCACACAAGAAATTGATTTTCAGCGCAGAAAGCAGCTCGCTATAAAACTGCGTGAAACAAATATCCCTACCTATGACCGCAAAGCTTATAAAACTAAGCGCGGCTTCACTGGCTCAAGATAAGGATAATAAAAATGGCTCTACCGATTATTACTGCTGACCAAACTTTATTAGTTCAAGCAATTATTGTGTACCTATACGCTGATCCGGGTTTAGGTAAATCATCGATGGGCTTTACTGCGGAAAAAGCAATTTCTTTTGACTTTGACCGTGGTGCTCACCGTACTGGTGAATTACGTCGAGGTGCGGTTGTACAGGTTCAACAATGGAGTGATGTTGCAAACCTTACGCCGCAGGACTTAGCACCCTATAAAACCGTAGTCATTGATACCGTGGGTGCAATGCTTGAATGCATTAAAACCCACCTGTTACTTACGGCAAATAACCGTCAAAAAGATGGTTCTTTAAAGTTAAAGGCTCAAGGATTAGCGAACCAAACGTTCAAGCAATACATCAATACTTTGATCAGTTTAGGTAAAGACGTTGTTTTCATTGCACACGCTTCAGAAGATCAAAACGGTGATCAAATTATTTACCGACCAGATCTAGGTGGTAAAAACCGTAACGAGCTTTACCGTATCGCAGATGTGATGGGTTATCTAACAACTGTTACTACAGGTGAAGGTAAAAATGCCCGCGTTATTAATTTTAAACCCTCGCCTACACATCATGCGAAAAACTCAGGTGCTTTAGGTGGTGAAACTGGTGAAGTATGGGTACCAGATCTTAAAGCACATCCTACTTTCTTGGCTGACCTGATTACTCAAGCTAAAGATCACATTAACACCTTAACGCCTGCACAACTTGCAGCAGCTAAAGCCCAAGAAGAGCTAGAAAACTGGAAACAAAGCTGTGAAGAAGCTGAGCATGCAGGTGACCTTAATCAATTAACTGAGTCGCTTGATAAAGAACACATGTATTACCAGAACATGCGCCAAGCAATGTTAATGAGAGCTAAAGCATTGAATTGCACGTTTGATAAACAACGTGGCACTTGGATTAGTCCACCAGAATTTAACGGTATCTCAGATCAACAAAGAGATGAACTTCAAAACTTTATTGCTGAACGTGGCCTCGATGTAAAAACAGTTTGTGAGCACTTCGGCATAGATGCCCTGATCCAAATTGAAGCGGCAAAACTAACTGCAGTTAAACAAGAAATTGAAACCTTAGCGAAAACGGGGATGACAGCATGAAAATTCTAAATAAAGTTGAAGCCAAACTTGCTTGGGCCAACGGTGAATTACTTTTAGTAAATAATACTGAGCGTAATGGCTGGGAACCATTTAACCCTTATGACTTTGGCTTTGATGTTTTTGATAAATTCGAATTTCAATTAAAGCCTAGAACTATTTTTATTGGTGAATTTGAGGTACCAGAACCATTAAGAGTTGCGCCAGAAAAAGGTTCTACTTGCTCTTACCCTAGCCCAACTGTTGAATTAGGTGTGCAGCAGTTTAAGTGGAATGGATCTAAAGGACAATTGCGCATGCTCCAGCATGGCCAAGTTCACTCAAGTTTTGATAATGCATTTGCTCATTGCTGCGCGATTATTAAAATCAGCGGTGGTGAGTTTGCGGAAGACATTCTAAAACTTCTAAATAAGCCTACTGAAGAAGTCGAAGAAGAAAAGCCTTCAGAAAGTCATGCGGAATCTCTAAAAGTTAAAAATTCAAAACCAGAGGTTGTAGAAAAAGCACAAACAGCTGAGCCGGCTATTGAATCAGAAACCGCTGATTCAGAATATCAGAAGAAACTTGATACCCTGCTGCAACGAGTTAAGGACTCAAAAACACCAGACGAAGTAAATGCAGTTTATCGATATACACGCACTTGGTCTGATAAACAAATGGAGCCTTTGCTACTTGCAACTCACAAACGTCTTGAAGAGCTCGAAAAATCTAAGGCGCAAGCAACTGAACCACCTTCACTAATGGTCCAGATCCAAAACGCGCCCGACCTCACAACATTAGATGCTTTGGAAATAGATGTGGCCACACGAGATCCACAGATTCAATCACGACTCATGGACTTTGTTAAGAAACGCCGCTTTGAATTAGAGAACCCTACATCTACGCCACTTCAAGAGGCTGAGCCTGATTATTTATTAGGAGACGGTTTCTAATATGAAAGATCAGTACAAGAAAGTGAGCCAAAAACACATGCTTGGTTTTATGTACTACTTGCAATTGCTGGGCTACGTAATAGTCCGGCAAGGCATGGATCAAGCGATGTTTCTAACCAAGCATTATGCGGTACCAGTCGCTTGGCGCCGCATAACGATCGACTATCACAACCGGTTAAATAAACCCGCGCAGCAGCTTTATAAAGAGTTTGTTGAATGGACTAAAGAAGAATATGCAGAGATGGTGGCTTAAATGACAGGTAATGAACGTATCCCTTTTGAATCACAATTCAAAACTACAGAAATTTTTAAACGTGAAAGTGCTATTCGTAAAAATGACATCCTAGCATTCAGTGAAACAATGAATGGCTATTTCAATATTGTAACTAATGATGCTTGGCAGTTATGGAATAAAGCCAAAGCCGAGACGGTGCCAGATACTCCCACCCCTAGTGTCACTCTAACTTGCGCTGAACTAAAAGAAGCCTTTGATTTTGGTGCGCCAGATGGGGAAAAAGATCAATTCCAGATGGAAACTGAAATGACCATCAAATGGCTCCAAGATGGTTATGACGGTGAAGGATACTACTGTTGGTATGCTGATTTACCTGAGGAAGGTTGCATTAAGTTGGGTGTTAGCGAATCGGGAGCTGAAGGATGAGTGAATCAACTTTATGGGCGGTTGCAATGCGACCTGAAGGTTACAGCCCTTTTAAGCAAACGCCAGCAGCTTCAAAAGAGATAGCTGAGCGAGCTGTTGAGCGTTATAGAAAAATGCATGAAAAGGAAGGCAACAACTTTTTCTTAGAAATTTTTGATGATGTTATCAAAGTTCAGAAATGGCACGGTTCCCGCAAAGATCATATTAAAAATCTATTTTATGTTGAGAGTTGGTTTAGTGAACCTATGTACCAATGCTTTGATTTGAAGACAGCTGAACGTGTTTTTAAATTTGATGAAATAGTAATTTGCTACAAGAAAGGCTCTGCCCCTCTTGTAACCAAAAGCTTTGATGAAGCAAAACTATTTTATGGATCTAGTGAGACGGGTTTTAAATATCAGATCCAGCCAATAGAACCACCTGAAAACCTTTTCAATTGGTTTCATCCAGATATTGAATTGTTTGACACCATTGAAGAAGGAGCTGAAGCCTATACAAGAGAACAGTGGGCACAACTTCAAATGAATCTTAGAGTTGAAATTGAAACTCAACTATTAGATTACGATGAAATACCAAATATACCGGAAGATGCAGTAGTTTGGCCAAACTGGAAGCCAGAACCGCCAGAACAAGGACTCTTTTTAATTGCAGCATTTGATTCAGAAGATGGCCCTGTACTTTGGTGGGCAAATCCTAAAGCGGAAAGTAAGGAGAAATAAATGTCACGTTTAACTAAATTAGATCGTATGACTCATGCAGAAAAAGAGGCTGCTAAGAAGGAATTTTGGGAAGCTGCTGATAATCAAACTTTTCCACCTGAAACAGTAGCTATTGTTATGCACGTATCCTTACCGTGGTTGCAGAAGAAAAGATGTGAAGGTGGCGGCATTCCATTCTCTAAACCTCATAAACGACAAGTAAATTATATGAAGTCTGATGTTTTGGCTTATATTGAACAAAACAAAATGGCACATACAGCATAAGCGGCTAAGTGCCGCTTTTTTAATCACCAAAAATAGACCTTTAATAGACTTAAACTTGAAAAATAGACCGTATTTATCAAAATAGACCATTAATAGACTATTTTTGTATTGCTAAAGATTGTGTAATATTGCATTGTATTGCTTTAATATAAATTATTAAAAATATTGATTTTTTAATATCGCTAGGTATTGCTTAATATTGCAATGTATTGCTAGAATTGAGAAAGACCCGCTGAACTTTAGGGTTCAAGGGTAACGACATGCAGCGGCATCTTCGGAGCATTTATTTTTAAATAAATACCTATAAATTCGAATTTTATTTTCAAATTAAAATACCTAGACAGACCTGTCAGTATATTTTTTATTCTCTTAACTAATTAGTTGTTCTTAAAAATTAAATACTCATTATTTTTTTAATTATTATTCATTTCTACGTAAACATTCCTCATACCATCCTGCTTGGAAATCTTCAATTGCTTGGCGTTTAAAGAAACTTGTCTTAAATACTTTGGCAGCATAAGCTGAGCTAATTAAGTCTTGATAAAGCTGCTTGGCTTTTTCATCTGCTAGCCCATCGGCAATTTGTTGTAAATCTTGTGCTGGTACTTTTTGCTGTCGTGCTTCCATCACGTTATAAGCGACCTTTTTTACGATATTACAAATATCCGGATCAGCTGTACTTTCATTAGCATAGCAACCGGTGGCAATAAAACTTAATAATAATATTTTAAATTTCATATCCCTATCCTATTATTCATCTTCCGTTCTTAAAAAAGTAATAGATGAGAAGACCTATTCCTTTCAAAATGTTCATCCAGGATTAATTACATAAAAATAAATGATCATGACCACAAGCAAGATGGAAGCAAGTGTTAAATAGGTGCCGACTGTATTAAAACTCTGTAAAAATTTTAAGATCTGCATTTCAAATCCAGAGAAAAGTTGAAGTAATTAACAGAAGAAATTTAGCACAACTAAATAATGCCAATCAATTCACACTTTTAAATTTTTAACGTGATTTAATTCAAATATTATTCATTACATTTTATCCCCAAAGTCCCTTTATAGTAGTCAGTTGCACTTTTCAAATCTGACAATAATTTTTCTTCAGTATACGGTTTTGGTGAAACTTTTATTAATGCAGGCATGTATTGTTTTTTATACACATCAGGATAGTCATGACATAAAATTTTAACTTTAACTTCTTGAGGGGTATTTGGATTATCTAACTGATCTAAAAATTCACCAATTTTTCGGTCCGACTCTTCAAATTGAGCTTTATAATCAATTTGAGGTGCCTCAGATTCTGCCTGTTTCGTACATGCGCTGAGCAATGCCACACATAACATCATTGTTAAAATTTTTAACTTCATAGATTTCACATTTTCATATTCATCTTTAAATATACTTATCCTGATTAAATGTAAATAAATACTGTAAATACGTAAAAAAGAAAAAATTATATGTAGACAGTTTCTCCTAACAACAAAACTATTTTTACTTGGTCTAATACATTAGAAGACTAATTTTTAATAATTTTTAAATTTCGGTGAAGCCATAGAAAAACAGGTATAATTTTACTCGACTGACCTCAAATCTTTGTTAGATTTCTCCATGAATGAATTAAGTTTTATTAGAAAAAATTTAAGATCTAGAAGACGAGCTTTAACCCAATTTGAGCAAAAACAGGCTCAGCTTAATGTTTTACATTGCCTAAATCACCTTCCTATTTTTCATTCATCAAAAAAAATCGGTTTATATCTGCATGCTTTCGGTGAAATCCATACCGATCTTCTTATCAAATTATGTTTTAAAAAGAACAAACAAGTTTATTTACCCATGATTTGTTCGATGAAGCAACGTTTAGTATGGGTAAAAATAAATAAAAACCAATATTTAAGTCGTCGTTTTTCTCATCACCCATTGGGAATGAAAGAACCTATGGCGACTCGCGGAAAACATGTAGCACAGCTTGATTTGCTACTTATGCCACTTTTAGCTTGCGATCACTATGGGACACGTATTGGTATGGGTGGTGGTTATTATGATCGTACATTAGCTAGTGCTAAACATAAGCCCTACCGTTTAGGATTGGCACATCAATTTCAATTTATTGAACACACTTTAGAACGTCAAAGTTGGGATCAACCATTAGATGGTTTACTGACTCCACAGCACTTTTATTATTTTAAAAGATGATTTTTATATAAAATTTATAAAATCTCCAATATATCCTTTTACTTTTTTAGCTCCTTAAAAAACGAAAAAGTAACCACCCTAAGGATGGTTACTTTGCCGTGACAGACCGTTTTACCAACTTATATTAACACGTCTATTTGGCGCTAAACATTGAATAAGTTGTGAACTATTGTTATCACTACACTGCTTGTATAAGTCGGTCTGGCTATTCGCCTGTATTTGTATACGGCTTGGTTCAACACCTTGTCGTACCAGTAACTTGGCAACCGTATTCGCTCGTTTAGATGATAACTCTTGGTTATAACTAAACTTACCCAATGGGTCTGTGAATCCAGAAACAATAATTGGGGTTGTTGTTGGACTTTTCTTAATTTGCTCAGCAATTTTCACAACGCTATTAGTACCTTCTTCAATCGCACTCGCATCAAATCGTTCAAAAGCAAATAGGACACTCGCTGTACGATCTGCAATTACAGTGCTACGTTCTGGTGCCTGATTATTTGCTCCCAAAACAACTAAACCTTCACACGCTTCACCCTTCCAAGATAAACGTTCTGCTAAATAGTGCTTATCAAAATCAATACGCAACTGGCAACGCTGGTATTGGTGTGTGTTGGGAACACGGATATCTAGCACATAGTTCCAAACTTTTACTGCAAAAAGCCCTTCACTAAATTGTGGATTGCCTAGTAAAGCTCGAATTTGATCTTTATTTAGTCCTGTATCTAAACGAGCAACATCTTGGTATTCATAACGTTTTACTTGTTTCAAATAACTCTTTTCAATCGCTGGAAAATGAATTTTCTGTTGCTGAGCCTGTTCATTTGCATAAGTTGTGACTGCGAAACCAGCAAAAGCTGCTACGACTAAGCTTTGGATTGTTTTGTTCATCTCTATAATCTCTTTAATCTGTCGAGCAAGGAGAGCATTGCCCTCCTAACCAGTTTCTTAATTAATCACACCACTAATACCAACGCGGACGCTTGGCTCACCTTGAGAAGCAGCTGCCACACCACCTGTAATTGACCAACGGCCATTGTCAGAGGTTTTGCGTAAGGTCACACCGACTGCGTTCTCACCACCATGATATGCAGCACCAACAGCATAGGTATATTTACCTGCTACAAACGGCGCATTTTCTAAGGCCATGGCAGCGGCAATACCTGCATTAGCTTTTTTCTCAACGTCATCAATACGTTTATTAGTGTCATAGAACACTTGTTGTAACTGATCACCCAGATTGGTAATTTTGTTACCCAATTCTTGGTTCGACTGGTTTAAGGTCCCAATCGCATCATTAATATTGTTCTTACCTGTACCACCAATATTGTTGGTTGTAATTGAGCCATCTTTAGGATCAATCGTAGTATTTCCACCAATACTGTTTTTGATGCTTTCTGAAATTTTATGGATTTGTCCACCATTTACAGCTTGGTTCGAACCAGCTTTAATCTCACCATCTTTAACACCTTGAACAACACGATCCCCCTCTTTACCAGCCATATTAATGCTAGTACCGCCAGAATCTTTACCGACCGTGATTTCACCATTTGGTTTTTGCTGTTGAACTAACCCAGCTTTACCATTAGAAATGTTATCGATGTTATTCTGAATATTCTTAATATCATTCGAGTTCTTATCGACTTGATTTTGAACATTCCATAATTGACCACCATTCACGGCATCTTTAGAGCCCTCAGCAATTTTACCGTCAGCTACATTTTTCAGATTGGTACCTTTTTCTCCACCACCTAAAGTGACTGAGTTCTTGTCGACATTGCCATTTTTATCTTTGTCATACTGCACAGCATGATCAGAAAGCTTGCCAATATCTTTACCAATTTGATCTTTAACTTCGTTAATTTGCTTGTCTAATTGGCCTTTGTTCACCGCATCTTTTGCATTAATACCGTCTGCAACATTGGTAATTTGTTTACCACCTGCATTAATACCATTCACTGTGATGCTTGGCCCACCCTTAATGGTTAGACCTTGTTGATTTAAGACATGGCCCCCGACATTCACGCTATCGAACTTCACATCTTTTAACATCTCAATTTTGACACCATCTTCTGTGGTACGGGTAATGATGTTCTCGCCACTAGTTTTATCTTCAGCAGTTTCTGGATTAGCCCCACCCACAATATTGATAGTGTCACCAAGCTTACGGTGAACTGCTTTGCCTTGGGTTGTTTTCTGGTCATTCGCACCAAAATTTAGCCCTTTTTGAGTCAAGTCATTTACACCATTAGTGACTTTTTCATCTACAGACTTAATTGCGTCATTGATGTTATTTTTACCTGTTCCACCAATATTATTGGTCGTCAGACTACCATCCGGATTAACAACTGTATTTCCACCAATACTGTTTTTGATGCTATTAGAGATATGGTGAACCTGACCGCCATTTACAGCATCTTTAGAATTTTGTGCAATAACGCCATTAGCCACATCAGTAATTTTCTTACCGCCGGCATTAATGCCATCTTTAGTAATGCTTGGACCATCTTTAATGGTTAAGCCATTATTATTAAGTACGCTATCACCCGTGGTTACACTATTTAATGTCAGATCTTTTTTAGTCGACACTTCATAGTTTGTACTACCATCTTTATTAACAGTTTCTTTTACAACAATGTTGTCGCCTTCAGTTACAGTAGTCTTTGCTTTCTTAGCTGTATTTTTTACTTCGCTAATCGCATCATTGATGTTGTTTTTACCCGTTCCACCAATATTGCTAGTAGTCAGACTACCATCCGGATTAACAACGGTATTTCCACCAATACTGTTTTTAATACTGTTTGAAATATTGTGAATTTGGCTACCATTTACTGCTTCTTTTGAAGTCGATGAAATGTGGCCTGCTTTCACATTATCTAAAACCGTACCATCCTTGCCTTTTAAGGTAACTTTATCTTTGGTCTTGGCATCATCGTATTTCACCGCAGCATCATCGGTTGCATTTTGCTTGGCAGCAAGATTGTCCAACTGACTCTTATTCACTGCATCTTTGGCATTGATACCATCAGCCACATTGGTAATTTTCTTACCGCCGGCATTAATGCCATCTTTAGTAATGCTTGGGCCTTCTTTAATCGTCAAACCATTCGTATTTAATGTGGTGTTGCCAGTGGTAACACTGTCAAACTTCGAGTCTTTTAACAGTTCAATCTGAATGCCATCTTTGGTAGTACGGGTAATAACGTTCTCACCGCTGGTCTTAGCCGTCGGAGTTGAAGCAGCTGCACCACCTACAATATTAAGCTTGTCACCAAGTTTACGGTGGACATCACTCCCGCTATTGCCAGCAAAGTTCAAGCCTTTGTTTTCAAGCTCAGTCTTGGTGTTACCAATCGTGTTGTTTAACTCAGTTTTAGTGTCGTTAATCTGAGTTGTGAGCTGATCCTTGGTATTATTTAACTTGGTGTTGGTATCAGTAATCTGGTCACCAAGGTCTTTCTTGGCATCATTCAAATTCTTGTTGGTATCCGCGATCTGGTTTCCTAAATCTTTTTTCGCATCATTTAACTGATTATTGGTATCAGTGATTCTGCCATTTAAGTTCTCTTTGACTTTAGTGAGCTGATCAACATTTACTGCATCTTTGGCATTGATACCATCAGCTACATTGGTAATCTGTTTGCTACCAGCATTAATGCCCTGTTTGGTAATGCTTGGGCCTTCTTTAATAGTCAAACCATTCGTATTTAAGGTGGTGTTGCCAGTAGTCACACTGTCAAACTTCGAGTCTTTTAACAGTTCAATCTGAATACCATCTTGAGTTGTGCGAGTAATAATATTTTCACCGCTGGTTTTAGCCGCCGGAGTTGACGCAGCTGCACCACCTACAATATTAAGCTTGTCACCAAGTTTACGATGTACATCTGCACCGCTGTTACCAGCAAAGTTCAAGCCTTTGTTTTCAAGCTCTGTCTTGGTGTTGTCAATTTTGGTATTTAGTTCAGTTTTCGTATTACCAATCGTGTTGTTTAACTCAGTTTTAGTGTCGTTAATCTGAGTTGTTAACTGATCTTTAGTGGTATTTAACTTGGTGTTGGTATCAGTAATCTGGATACCAAGGTCTTTCTTGGCATCATTCAGATTCTTGTTTGTATCTGTGATCTGATTACCTAGATTCGTTTTTGTATCATCTAACTTCTGATTCAGGTTAGTAATATTCTGGGTATTCTTACCAATATTGCTCGTATTTTGATTAACACGACTATCAACATTTTTAAGCTGGCGTACTGTTACTGCATCTGAGTCAGCTGAGCCATCTTCTACATTGGTAATACGGCGTTCTTTTCCAGCCGACCCAACAGAAATCACACCATTAGATTGAGAAGCATCACGATTAGTCAGGAAAGAAGTTCCTGTTGCTTCTGTCGCTACAGCATCTTGGCCTAAAGCAACACTATTTTTGGCTTCTACTTTACTGCGTGCGCCTAAAGCAACACCACCTTCAACTAATGACTGAGCACCTTGGCCAACTGCAACTGCATTTTCTTGATCGGCAATTGCACCGCCACCAATCGCTGCAGCATTTTTACCCGTGGCTTTAGCACCACCACCTACAGCAGCAGCATTTTCATTTGTAGCCTCAGCTCCTTTACCAATTGCTGCTGAATTATCACCTGTTGCCTGCGCACCACTACCAATTGCTGCAGAACTGTTCCCAGTCGCTTTTGCTCCTTCACCCGGTTTATTACCAGAGCCAATTGCTGTTGAATTTGTACCCGATGCCAATGAGTTAATACCCATTGCCGATGCGCCATCACCTGTTGCTTGTGCAACAGCACCGAATGCAGCGGCACCTTTACCCGAAGCATTTGACATGACGCCAAAAGCAGAAGAAGCATCACCAGTTGCTTTAGAGGTCATACCAAAAGCAGAAGAAAACGCTCCTGTACCTACAGCTTGAACCCCAACAGCAGTTGAACCATGATTCGCTTCGGTTGTTGGATATTTACCTGCCTGTAAAGTACCACCAGTAATTTCCGTATAGGTATTACTTAATTCCGTATCACGTGCGATTTTATCGACATCATCACCACCAATTGCAACAGAAGAGTTCCCTTTTGCAATCACGTCGGCACCAATTGCTACTGACTGATCCCCAATTGCTTTCGTCTGATCACCAATCGCAACAGATTGGTTACTATTGACCCCTTCGGCACCTTGAGTCGATGCATTACGACCTATAGCAACATCCCCACGTCCTACAGTTTGGCTACTACTTCCCATTGCAATAGCACCAGAACCTATTGCCTGTGCACTACCCCCAATCGCCATTGCCTCACGACCAGCAGCAGAAGCATTTACCCCTACAGCAATAGCATTACGACCAGTCGCACCATCATTTTCAAAGTTACCACCTTGCTGACCATTGTCATTAATACTGACATAATGGGTACGAGCAGCTTTTAACTGACGCACAGTTGCAGCATCAGAATCTGCTGCACCATCTGCTACGTTTTGAATACGGCGTTCCGTTCCAATATCTCCGATTGACAAAACACCTGTTGGTGCTGATTGTTTAGTCAAGTAACTTTCACCAGTTGCTTGACTGGCTTTTGAATCTTTACCTAAAGCAATACTGTTTTCCGCTTCAGAACGGGCACCTTTACCAATTGCTACGCCGCCTTCAAAGCTAGCTTCTGCTTGGTCCCCAATAACAACTGCATTATCTTTTTGTGCCTTTGCACCGGTACCAATTGCGACAGACTTTTTACCTTTAGACTCTGAAAATGCACCAATTGCTAAAGCATTTTCTTCAGTAGCAACCGCACCTCCACCAAATGCAATCGAGTCTTTACCCGTTGCTTTAGTAGCCATTTTTGGTTGATAAGCAGCGCCTACCTGCCCAGCAACAGGGTCAGCATTTTCAATATCTGGTGAGCCAATCGCAATTGAACGGTAACCTTCTGCAGTGGCTGAATGCCCTATGGCTAAAGAACCTTTACCCGTCGCAGCAGCAACATTACCAATAGCTTGTGAGAAGTCGGCTGTCGCTGCAGATTGACGACCAACTGCAAGAGCAGTATTTCCAGAAGATAAAGCACCCGTACCAATTGCCACACCTGAAATACCTTGAGTCGTCGCATAAGAACCAATTGCTGTTCCTAGGCCTTTCTCAACTACAGCCCCCGTACCAACACTGATTGCTCCGCCTTGTTTCATTGCGCCAGCATAAGCACCGGTAGAATTATTATATGGATTATTACGATTTGCGATGTTAGAGCCAGTTCGGTCTTGAGTTTGTGCCCCGCAGCCAATAGCAATATCTTTTTGATTAGCCGTATTAGCGCTTCCTTCACGACATGAAGTTGTACCAGAAATAGATGTTCCTTGGCCTATTCCCCCTTCGGTATTTGTCCCAGCAAAAGCATTTGGAGCAAAACAAATTACACCCGATAAAACTGCCGCTGATACATTTAAAGTTTTTGATTTAGTCTTTGTTTTACTTTTTGCAATTTCAGAGGTTGCAACCCATGCTCCAATCGAAGCATTCCAAATGACCTTGTAAACTTTATTCATAAAACTTCTCAGACAAATACCGAACTCAACGACCAATAAAAATGTACAAATACATTTTTAAAATTTTTGGCCCCAAAAAAAGAGGCGGCATCCTAATTGAATAAATTTAAAGGGTAAATATAAAACCGAAATAATGATAAGAAAATTTGTGATTTCAATCACAAAATATATTTTTATAATTAATTTTAAGTTTTGAATTTATTAATAAAAATTTAAATTATAAATATTATGTGTTGTTTTTGTTAATAATAAGTAATTTTATTTTAAAATAGAATAATAGCTCTAAATAAATGTTTATTTTTTATCAAATTAATTAAATATAAATATTTTTAAAAATCAATTTTACTTTAAAAAAATAGAATATTAGCTCTAAAAAATAATATCTAATTTTATTTAAAATATATTATAAAAATACAGGTGTATATTATAAATTATAGTGTGATTATTCTAATATAAGACAAATGATATAAATAATTAATATTTAAATATACTTAATAAAAATATGTATTTTAAAATTAAAACTAAACAAATAATTTTACTTACAAACAAGTCTT